CGATGACCGGGGTGCCGCACGCCTGCGCTTCGATCAGTGGAACACAGAACCCTTCGCCGTGCGACGGGGCCAGGAGCACGTCCATGGCGGTGTACGCCGCGGCGAGGAGGTTGGCGGGCAGGCCGAGCCGGTAGGCGTACTGGTCGGAGAACACGATCGCATGTTCAGGGACCGCTGCGTGCGCTGCCAACGTGGGGAGGTCGTAGCCGCCGGCGACACCGTGCTGGTCTGTGTGGACGAACAGCACAGCGTTCTGGTGGGTTTGCCAGAACTGGCCGAACGCCCGGAACGCTTCGTTGAATCCTTTGCGGTCGAGTGGGTCTTTGTTCATGGCGACCATGCCGACCACGAACGCCCCGTCGGGCAGGTTGAACAGTTGCCGGGCCGATACTTCGGTCCCGGCGATGTCGACGGTGAACGTCGGCCGGTACACGTCCGTGTCGACGGACAGGGGCACGTACACGGGGTCCAAACCGGCTTGTATGAGCTGCTGCTGCCCGAACCGGGACATCGCAACAGGGATCGCCCCCGACGCTGTCAGGAACCGGGCGACACCCACCGGAGCCGGGATGTGGTCGACCGGGGTCCACGCTGCGACCTGGAACCTGGACAGCGGTTCGATCAGCGAGCCCAGCACCCACACATCTGTCAGGGGGATAATCCACCCGCCGTGAGGGTCACCCTCGAAGAAGTGCTCGGCGTGACCAATCAGGATGTCGGTCGAGTTCGTCATAATCCCGTTCGGGTACAGCTTGACGCTGTGACCGTTCGGGGTGGTCCACGAACCCAACCCGTACTGCTGCCCGTAGGTCGACGACACCGCGACTTCGTGACCGGCTTGGGTGAGTTTGTCGGCCAGATACGCGGCCTGAACCCCGTACCCGGTCTTCACTGACGGTGTGTTGCCATGAATGAGGAACTTCATCACGACACCTCACGGGTCGCTGTGCCGGACGAGGTGAGCACGACGAACACGTCGGGGCTCAGCACGGCACGGGTCATGGTCACGACCGTTTCGCCGGACGCTTCCAACTCACGGACACGCCGATCCAGGTCGGCTTCTTGCACGCGATGAACAGGCATTAAGGGTTTCCTTCCGGCAGGGTGGGGAGCCCGGCAGGGGAACGCGACGACCCACCAACCAGCAGAGGGCCGTCGCGTCGTTCCCCTGCCGGGGGAACTGATGATCAGGCGAAGGGTGTGTCGCCGTAGCGCGTCAGGATTTCGGCGCTTACCGAGCCGTGCCGGATTACTCGGGCCTTCTCAGCACGGACCCGTCGACCTTCCCGGTATTGCTTGCGGTACACCGAGGCTGCCGACCGACAATCGTCGCATCGGCAGCCATCGGTGTACCCAGTGATGGTTCATGGAACCATTTTAGCAAGTGAGTGCAGGCGTCAGGTTACACTCATTTTGAGGACATTGACTGCTGTCAGGTCCTGATAGCCGCCGGCGGCGCGCCACTTCCCGCGGAAGTAGACGTCGTCCTCCTTGAACCCGACCGAGTCGTTGCGCTCCACGATGGGATCGCCGACGAACCGGGCGTAGAAGCCGTTCCAGTCACCGAAGAACAACACCTTGGCGTTGGAGCCCTGTGCGGCAACGTTCAGGTCGGTCCAGAACGGCTTGCCGAACAGCGAGTCCGGCTGGGTCTGACCGGAGATGCCGGTCTGCACCGACGGCTGCCACAGCGGCGAACCGGTGGTACCGCCGGCCCCGTCACGGAGCTTGCGGATCGTGCCCGCCGTCGAATCCTTCGCCAGCCAGCCAGCACCGGCCGACGCACGGTAGGCGTCGTTGACCGAGTACTCGAGATCGACGAGGTTGTTGTACGTCGGGGTGATGAGCGAACCGCCGGTAGCGACAGTGCCACCGGAGCCGACAACGACCCCGGCAACCATCGCATCAGCGATTGCCTGATTCACACGACGACCAACGGCACGGCCGATGTCACGAGCGAGGAACGCAGCCATGTCGACACCGGAATCGGTGATGACATCGTTGCTGACCTCGATGAGTTCGGCGAACTTCGACGGGGTCAGCGTGAGCTTCCCGAACGTCGGGTCCGTACCGGCCAGCGTGGTGCCCTGACCGGCGACCTGCGTCGCGATGCCATGGGTGACGACCTTGCCGAAGTCCATCGGGTTGCCCGAATCGGTGGTGACCTTCGTGGTCGGCATGCGAAGTGCGGCGATATTCGCCTCGAGCACCTCGTACAGCTGACGGTCGAGGGTCGTCGGGACGACCGACGCCGAAGAGCCGGTGTCCCACACGAGGGCACGGATCTCTTCGGGGGAAGCGCCGGACCGGAGCAGTTCACGTTCCCGCATGACAGCGGTGACGTTGGTGCGGATTCCGTTGACGGTCATGCCGTCGTAGTCCTGCGTTTCGAAGCGGGTCTCGCCACGGGCCCAGGAGGCGATGCGCTGGTTCAGCGACTGGGTGCGCTCCGGGGTTTCCGGGTCACCGAACGCCGACGCCTGAGCTTCGCGGATCTGGGCGGCTTCGCGCTCGTTGGTCTCGCGCTGTGAAATCTGCTCGATCTCGTTGGCGAGGGCATCGATGCGCTCGTTGTACCGGGTCCACTGTTCGGCCTGCTCGACCGACATCTCTTCGCCCTTGAGATCGGCGAGGAAACCTTCGGCTTCGGACCACACGCGGGCGCGGGTTTCGGAGAGCGCACGGACGCGCTCGTTTGCATTCGACATTGCTGCAACCTCCATTGTGTTGCTCTTGTTGGGTTGGGGTTGCGTCGTGGTGCCCTGCCGGTGGTTTCCCCCGTTGGGGGTCCGAGCGGCGGGTCCGGGTACGCAGGTTGTTCAGCGCTTGCGGCTGAACAGTTCGATGAGAGCGTCGGAGACGACCACACCCGAGCGGGCGATGGTTTCCTCGATCTGCTCTTCGATCTCTTCGGCTGGTGCTTCGGCGTGCGGGAGCAGCCCGTTCAGGTGCTCGACCGCACGCCGGATCTCGTTCTCGTCCATGTCGACCTGGCGGATGCGGCCCAGGTCGACGTTCAGCGACCGGATCGCCGCCATGGTGGCGTCGTTCGCTCCCTGTTCGACGATCGATACTTCACGCAGAGCCGTTTCGGTCACGGTCCGTTCGGTGTAGTCGTCGGACCATGTGGTACCGCCGGCCACGTCGTTGAACCCGACCGACATCTCAGTCATCTCGCCCCGCTTGATCGCCGACCGCAGCGTTTGCACGTCGGGCCGTGCCGGGTCCAACTGGGCACGGACCCGCAGGTTCGGATCGGCCCGCAACTCGAGCGTTCCGGCCCGCAGCGTGGCGAGCGGGATGCCCTGCCAGTCGTGGTTTACGTACATCGAAACACGGTTGTTGTCGTTGCCGATCGACCGGTCGAACGCACCGGCAGCGATCGTTTCGGTGTACTCACCGAGACGGTCACGGACCGTGTACGGGTGATCGACGGTGCACGCGACACCCTCGAACGTCCACGTATCGGCACCGGTATCGGCACGCATCTCGAGCTCGCCGATGGTGAACTCGCGCCGGTGCCGGCCAAGCTCGCCTCGTGCTGAGAGGTCAGAAGAAATTGTCATCGTCAATCGCCGTTTCGGTCGGTTCGATGGGTGAGCGGCCGATCACTTCGCGGCCTTCGTTGACGGTGAGCAACCCGTTACCAATCGCGACACCCAACGTCTCGTAGGACTCTCGGGTGTTGCCACGTAGGCGGGAATCAACGTCGAACTTGTACTCCCCGGCAGTGACCAACGGCGTCAACGCCGTTTCGATGCGACGCATCCACGGCATCAACGCAACCTGCAAGCGGCGCGTGTTGCGCTGCTCGAGGTTGGCGTAGGTGAGGCTCGACCCTTCGACCGGGATACCCAGATCGGACGGGTCGAGAAGGAATATCTGACCGGCGATCTCGGCGGCGTTCCATTTGCGTGAGGCGAGAAACTGGGCCTGTTCGTGGTTGACACCGGTTGGTTTCCACTGTGCGCCGCCCTTGAGCACGCCGGGCATCCCCCGGCCGGACTGTTTGCGCTTGCGCTGCCACTGTGCGGCCAGGTCGCGCATCGTGTCGGGCTGGGCGTCCTGCGGAAGCTCGATGACGCCAGGCATGTTGCCCTCACCGTCGAAGAACTCGGCCCCGTACTTCGTGGCGGCCAGGCCGAGCCCGATGGTCTGACGGCACCACTCGACCGGCGACATCCCGCACACGTCACCGGGCCGCATCCGGCCGGCGATGTGGACCATCTCACGGCCCGCAGCGGGTTGCCCGGACACGGTGAAGACCTTCCGGCCACCCTCACGCCGCACGGCCACATTGTCGGGGTTCAACACATCAGCGGCGATCACGAACCCGCGAGCGTTGCGGATCACATGAACGTAGGCGTTGCCGGAGAGGAGCAGCGACCAAACAATCTGGCCGAGCCAAGCGATCCGGTCGACACCGTCCGACGGCTGATCGACCCACGAGGGCCGTTGGATGCCTTCGATGTTGACGGGCAGCGTCGATATCTCGTCGGTGATGAACGACGCCGACCCGTACACGGCCAACAGTTGTGTAGCGGTTCGTTCGTCGACGTGAGCACCGGCCCAGGTGCCAACGGAGTCGTTGCCGCCCCAGGAACCCCACCCGTCGTCGTTCGTTGTCCACGGCACCGACACGGCGCGGTCGTTGTCGGACCCGAAGAGTGCGCCGAGCATCAGCCGCGGTCCATCGCGAGCCCGACGTACACCGCACTGAGCCCGCCACCCACGAGACCACCGGCCAGGCCGTACTCGAGAACACCGCCGGCCACGAACGTGCCGAGACCTGCCAGTTGGAGTGCCGTGCCGATCATCCGCATGAGTTCACTCCAAATCGAAATCGTCGAGGTCCACGAAGTAGTCGCCGTCGAACCCGGCGACCTCCGGAACTCTCAGCAGTGCGCATGTTGCGGCGACGAACGGGGCGATGTTGACCTTCGACGACCGCCGCGACCACGTATCCACATCACCCGACGACCTCGTCGCCAGCCCGCCGACAGCGGCGTCCATGTCCGGCTGGCCCCGGTGGCGCATCGCACCGTCCAGCACCTTCGCCTGGATCGCCCCGCACGCTTCGGCGTACTCGGCCGGGGTGAGCTCATCCAACGGCACACCGGCCGCTTCGAGCTCGGCCTTCCATGCTTTCGCAGGCGAGTTCGGCGGCAGAATCAGCGCCGTGTTGTGACCATCGGTCAACTGCTTCGCCAGCGTGACGAGTTCGCCCATCTGCGGCGGCGGAACATCAAACCGGGTCGACACATGCGTCAACCCGTCCTGACGTTTCCCGGCGATAGCGAACGACGCACGGGCACGGTTCGGTGGCGCGTCCAACGCCAACCGCACCGACGCGTCGGTCGGGGCCGACTCGCCATCGATCAGCTCAGACCACCGGGCCAACGGGATCGGCCGGTTCTCGTCCGATTCGTGCTGCTCCGCCACCCCGACCCGTTCACGCATGAACTCCGACTCGAGGTCAGGATCACCAGACATCAACCGGCGTTCGGCACGAACGTACTCCTCGGTGATTCTCTTGCCCATGCCGGGGTTGGCCCGGTAGATGGCGTCCATATCGTCGGGGTCGATGCCGGGTTCGTTGCCCCACTCGGCGTAGAACAACCGGGGGTCCGGGTCTTCACCGCGGCCACGGGCCATCACCGAATGCAACACCATCGACTCGGCCTTCGGAGCCGATGACGTGTACCACACTTGCGCCATCTTGCGAGTCGCCAACGTCGGCACAATCGCACCGATCGCTTCAGGCGACAGATACAACGCCTCGTCAAACACCACAACCGACCCGGAGAACCCACGGCCCGGCTGCCTCGCGCGCGACACGAACCGGATACGACGACCGCCCTTGAGCTCGATCGACTCGTCACCGTTCTTGTGCGAGATGTGCTTCACCAGCCGACCGAACTCGTCGAACTCTTCGGCGTACTGCTCCATACGGCGGAAATGCTCCAACGTCGTATCTGCCCGATGCGCCGTGTGCGTGATCAGGTCATCGCCGAACAGCACCACACCGGCCAACTCGCGTGCCTCGAGGATCGCGTTCTTGCCGTTCTGACGGCCCACGATCTCGGCGCACTCGAACGCAGCCCACGAACCATCGGAGCGCTCGCCCAACGACTCACGCAACGTCCACTGCTGCCAGTCATCCAACTCGAGCCCGGCAACACGAGCCAGGTCGACCGCCTCATCGCCAGCCGACGACACCACACCTTCAGGCGATCTATGCCATCCCGGTCTTTGCGCGCCGATCCTCACGTCTACGAGCGAGCTCATCAATCGACGATCCCTTCTCCACGCCGCCAAGCGACGCGAGTTCCGACAGGGTGATTCGACGCTCCCGCAACAACGCCGCCAACTCTTTCGGCTCGGCCCGTTGCACTGCCTCGTCGAGATGGCGCAGATTCTTTCGCAGCTCAGCGACCCGATCGAACGGGGCCGGCGCATCCGCCAAAGGTTCGGACGGGGTGTGCGCGTGGCAGAACGGCTCAGCCTTCAAACGGCACGGCTTCCCGACCTTCGTCATGGCCTGGCACATCGGGGGAACCTCCCTCGTGCCTCGTCAGAATTCCCGGCGGGGGTATCGAAAGAG